ATCGGGATCGGCGACTGATGGCGCCGGTCCTGTTCGGTAGCGTCTGCAGCGGCATCGAGGCGGCAAGCGTGGCGTGGGGCCCGCTGGGCTGGCGCGCGGCCTGGGTCTCGGAGATCGAGGCTTTCCCGTCGGCGGTGCTCGCGCACCACTACCCCGACGCGCCCAACCTGGGCGACATGACTACCATCGCCCGGCGCGTGCTGACGGGCGAAGTGGCTGCCCCCGACGTCCTGTGCGGCGGCACGCCCTGCCAAGCGTTCAGCGTGGCCGGCCTGCGCCAGTCGCTCGGCGACGAGCGCGGAAACCTAACCCTGAAATTCGTGGAGCTGGCTGATGCAGTTGACCATGTTCGAGCCCGAGACGGCAAGCCCGCCGCCATCATCGTCTGGGAGAACGTCCCCGGCGTGCTCTCCACGAAGGACAATGCCTTCGGGTGCTTTCTGGCTGGGCTTGCCGGAGAAGATGGCGAGCTACAGCCCCCAGGGGGCCGGTGGGAGGACGCTGGTGCTGTGTATGGCCCCGCGCGAGCAATCTGCTGGCGGACCCTGGACGCCCAATACTTCGGCCTGGCCCAACGCCGCCGCCGTGTGTTCGTTGTCGCAAGTGCTCGAGACGACCTCGATCCCGCCGCGGTTCTTTTTGAGTGGCAAGGCCTGCGCCGGGATACTGCGCCGCGCCGAGAAGCGGGGCAAAGTGCTGCCGCGACCCTTGATGCACGCGCTGACGGCGGTGGCTTCCCGGGAACCGACGGGGCCTGCGGAGGACACGTCCAGCCAGTCGTCGGAGCCCTGACGGCCGCGGCCGGCCCGAACGGGCACGGCGGCAGCGGCCTGGCCACCGACAAGGGCGCCGAGGCCGGGCATATCCTGGCCTTCGGCGGCAATCGCACCAGCGGCCCCATCGACGTAGCGCCGGCGCTCAACGCCTGCGGCACGGCCAGCGGCCGGCAAGACTTCGAATCCGAGGCGTTCATCACGACCGCGCACACCCTGCGCGGCGAGGGCTTCGACGCCAGCGAGGACGGCACCGGGCGCGGCACGCCCCTGGTGCCGGTAGCCTACACCCCCGAGCTGCACCCGACGATGGTGGCGCGGAGCAGTCGCGGCGGCGGGCAGACCAACAGCCCGGGCCACAACGCCGATGAGACGCTGATCGCGTTCACGCAAAACAGCAGGAGCGAAGTGCGGCAGATCGGTGGTGACGGCCGGCTGGTCGGGGCGCTGGCCGCTGACGCCGGCGCGCAGCAGCAGAACTACATCGCGTTCAGCAGCAAGGACCACGGCGCCGACGCCACGCCCGACCTGGCGCCCACGCTGCGCGCGATGGGCCATGACGGAAGCCACGCGAACGGGGGCGGGCAGATGGCGGCGCAGACAGCCATGCAAGTGCGCCGCCTCACGCCCCGCGAGTGCGAGCGCTTGCAGGGCTTCCCCGACGACTACACGCTGATCCCGTGGCGAGGCAAGCCCGCCGCCGACTGCCCCGATGGGCCGCGCTACAAGGCCCTGGGCAACAGCTGGGCGGTGCCGGTGGTTCGCTGGATTGGTCGACGCATCGACGAAGCGCTGACCCCCCCAATTTGAGGGGGTCAGAAAAGCGTGATTGAACCCGGTTCGGTCACGCTTTGTCGCGTATGGCGTTGACGCGCGCTTAACTTTCATCCACAATAGGCACGTCGGAACTACAGAGGAAAGGCGGACAAGATGGAAGTCAAGAAGGTAAGCGCGGGCCTGCTGGTGGTGGGCCGCAAGTTCTCCCTCAATGGCCCTTACGGCGGCCTCGGGATCATCACGGCGGTCTACGGCGAGCCCGGCGTGGCGCCGGTCGAGCGCCTGGCCGGCGGGCTGATGGTGGCCGGCGGCCGGGCCGAAGTGGATTTCGTGATCGACGGGCGCCGCCTCTCCAAGCGCGTGCCCGAGTCGATCGTCGGGTTTGGCGCGCCGTACCTGATGAGCGAGGAGATCGGCAGCGCCGAGGAAGTGGCCGAGGCCCTGGCCAGTGCCGCGATCTACAAGGCGTCCGAGGAAGCCAAGGCGGCCGAGGCGGCCGCGGCCTTCAAGGTGGCGATGGAAGCGGCCAAGGTGGCCGGCCTGGCGCTGGGCCTGATCCCCGAGGCGGAGTTCAAGGGGCGCGGCTGCGCGGCGGCCTACAACCTGCGCCGCGAGCTCAAGGCGGCCGGCATCAAGGTGGTGAGCCTGCGCTCTGACGGCTACGACGCGATCCGCGTCAAGCTGGCGGACGCGGCGGATCTGCCGGCGGCCAAGGTGATCTGCGGCAAGTACGAGGCCGGGCACTTCGACGGGATGACGGACTACTACGACTATGACCCGAGCGCCTGGGGCGCGGTGTTCGGCGATGTCCGCTACGTGTTTGAGGGGGTCGACCGCTGATGGCTGCCTACCTGTTCCGAGTGATCAGCGTGGTGATGCCGCACGAGGCGGCGCCCAAGGGCTCGGCCACGATGGTCGAGGAGTTCAAGCTGGAGATCGGCCGCGGGATCGAGTGGGTGCGCGAGCACGCCGACGAGCTCGCCGAGAAGGTGAGCGTGCGCAGGCCCTGCGCGCTCTGGATCGAGGGGGTCAAGTGATGGTGCGCTACTTCTGCCCCAACGGGTTCGTGTGGCGCTGGCAGCAAGTCGGCAGCCGGGCCCTCCAGTGCGCGCCGGCCGAAGATGTCGGCGCGCTGGAAGCGTGGTGCGACGTGATCGAGCCGGCCGGCGACGCGGGGCTGCAGGCCCAGATCGACGCGGCCAGGGTCGCGCTCGACGCGGTCTGGTTCCAGGAAGACGCGGCCTTCGTGGCGCGCGCCATCCGCGAAGTGCTCGACAGCGACAAGCCGGCGAGCGAGTGGCTGGCGCGCAAGTGGCAGAACGCGGCCGCCTGGGCCGGCGCCCAAGCCCGCGCGCTGATGGGGGTCGAATGACGCTGGAGTTCAATGACTTCTACGTCGAGGCCTTCGCCCGCGTGATGGCCCAGCGCCTGCGTGGGTGCCCGTACTACCTGGTCACGGCGTCGCTGTCGCCGATGACCGACGCCTATCGCCCGAGCGCGCCGCAGGCGCATCTGGCCTTCACCGCCTGCCGGGCGGTGGTGGACGACTTCGGGACGCTGGTGCAGGTGACGCCGTGGGTGTGAGCCAGGCCAGCCTGTTCCCCGAGCTGGGCGACGGCGGCCGGGCGCTGCCCGGCGGCTGGATCCCCGCGATGACGATGGCCGGCCGCACGGTGGGCTGGAGTCACCCGGGGGCGCCCGGGATCCTGGTCCGCCACTGCGGCCACCCGACGGCGCTGCGCCCGTACTACCTGACCGGGGTCGCGGTGTCGCGCAAGTTTCACAGCCTGGCCGACGCAAAGGCGGCCGCGCTCAACCCGGCGAAGTGGATCGCCGAAACGGAGGAATGGAACCTTGAGCACAACTGAGCTTGTCCCCAGCGTTTCGATCACCAACATGGTCAACCAGCGCGCGGCTGTCGTCGACCGCCTGCGCCAGGCCTACGGGCTGATCCAGGAGGCCGCCGAGATCGCCGAGGCGGCGCACGTCGGAATGCCGCGCCTGACGGTGTCGTGCCAGTACGGGCGCCACGCCGACGGGATGCAGGTAGCCGCGGCGCGCATCAAGACCGACAGCACCGGCAAGCCGTGGACCATCCAGGCCAGCCCACAGGCCGACCTGGAGCGCATCACCCGGCTGGGCATCGACCAGAGCGCCTGGCAGTACCTGATGCACCAGTCGGGGCTGCGCACGTTCATGGACGCCGACGCCCGCAAGAAGTGGGACGCGGCGGTAGCCGACGGTGACGTGCCCGAGTTCAACGAGGCCAACGTGCGCAGCACCTTCACGATGCTCTACGACTCGCGCGCCGACATGTTCGAGCGCGGCGTGATCGCCTGCTTCAAGGGCCTGGCCTGGTGCTACAAGACCAACCTGCCGCAGAAGTTCGGCAAGCGCATCGTGCTCCGGTTCGCCCGGTACAAGGTGACGCCGGGCCGCTGGGGGTCGGCGGGGATGCTGGGCAGTGTGAACTACGACGCGACCAACCGCCTCGACGATCTCACCCGCGTCTTCCACGTGCTCGACGGCAAGCCCGAGCCGGACGTGCGCCAGGGGTGGTATGGCCGCCTGGGCCAGGCCAACAAGGTCACGGACCCGGACCCCGAGGACGACTACATGCGGATCCGCTGCTGCCGCAACGGCAGCGGCCACGTGACATTCAAGCGGCCCGAGCTGGTCGACCAGCTGAATCGCATTCTGGCCAAGCACTACCCCGGCGCGCTGCCGGCCCCGAAGTGACCCCCACGTTCAAGGGATAGACCATTCACCAACCCGCGCGACACTTCGCGCACAAGAAGGAGATCGGGATGAGGGTACGAGACTTTCTGGCGGATCGGCAGATCCGCGCCAACCGCCGCGAGGCGGACGAGCCGATGGCCGTGCTGGCCGAGACCGTGATCATGGCGCTGGCGGTCGTTGCGACCGTGGCGTGGGTGTTCGCATGAGCGCGCAGCTGCTGGCCAAGATCGACGCGCCGACCAAGCACGTCGACGTCACCGAGGGCATGTCCGGCCACTTCGCGGTCATCATCTGGTGGAACCCCGACATGGGCGGCTTCTGGGAGCCCTGGGATACCGGCGAGGGGCGCTACGCCACCGCCACCGAGGCCTACCTGGAGGCCAAGGCGATCGGCGAGGCCGAGGGCCTGCCGGTGCGGCTGCGGCCCGAGCTTGAGCGCAGCGCCAGCGCCGTCGAGCGCGCATTCGGCCTGCTCGAAGCCGCCGTGCAGACATCCATCGCCATCAGCAAAGCGAGGCGCGCATGAGCCCCCGCCGCAGCTGGGTGATCGGCGGCCGCTGGGCCGCCTCGCCGACCGTGCAGCGCAAGATCGACAGCGCCGGCCTGGTGTCGGCGCTTCTGCGCCTCTGGGCGCGAGGAGGACGCCCGTGAGCGAGACCAGCCCGATCTACCACGTGGCGCCGATGCCGGACCGCAAGACGTTCCTGGGCGGCTCTGACGCGGCCGCGGTGATGGGCCTGTCGCCCTGGAAGACCCCGCTGGAGCTCTGGCGGCTCAAGACCGGCAAGGTCGAGCCCGAGGGCATGGATCCGGCCCGCCTCAAGATGATGGCCCGAGGGCACAAGCTGGAGCCCTTCATCCGCGACATGGCCATCGACAAGCTGCGCGACGAGTACGGGCTGCAGGTCGAGCTGGTGGCGGTCAACCGGCGCTACAACGATCGGGAGCACCCATTCCTGGCCTGTGAGATCGACTTTGAGCTGGTGCTCACCGGCGACATTACGATCGGCGGCACGCTGCATCACTTCGAGGGCGAGCACGTCAACGCCGACGCCAAGAGCGTGACCGGGTTTGCGCGCAAGAAGTGGGGCGAAGTCGACACCGAGGACGTGCCGATCGAATACGCGGCGCAGTTCATGCACGGGATGATGGTCACGGGCAGGCGCTACTGCCTGGTGGCGGCCCTGCGATCCTTCGACGACGTCGAGCTGTATTGGACCGTGCGCGACGACGAAACCGTGGCCGCCATGCGCCCGAAGCTGGTGGACTTCTGGATCGACCACGTGCAGGCCGACGTGCCGCCGGACCCGATCAAGTTCGACGACATCAAGCTGCTGTTCCCGCTCGACAATGGCGAGAAGGTCGAAGCCACCGACGAGATCGCCGAGAAGGTGGCGCGGCTGCGCCAGGTCAAGGCCGAAATGAAGGTGCTGGAGGATCTGGAGACGGTCCTGACCTTCGACATCGGGGAGTTCATCAGCCCGCACTCCGAGCTGACCTATCGCGGCGCCACGATTGCCAGCTGGAAGGCCCAGCGCGACAACCGGGTCAACAATGAGGCGATCAAGCAGGCCGAGCTGTACGTCCCGAGCTCGACCGACGTCACCGGCTACGAGCGCATCGCCGACCCGCTGGCCCACTTTTCGCGCAGCAAGACGATCCGCGTCCTGCGCCTGCTCAAGCCCAAGGCCCCCAAGGCCTAACCACAGGAGATCCCCATGAGTTCCGCCGCTCTCAAGGCCGCCGCCACCGGCGCCGCCACCCCGGACGAGGCCCGCAACCCTTACGAAGCGCTCAAGCGCCAGTTGGAGCAGAGCAAGGCCGAGTTCCTGCCCATCATGGGCAATTCGCCGCAGAACGTCGACCGCTTCATCCGCGTCGTGCTCAACGCGGTCCTGGCCAACCCGGACCTGTTGACCGTGAACCGACGCAGCCTGGTGTCGGCCGCCATGCGCGCGGCGCAGGACGGACTGATGCCCGACGGGCGCGAGGCGGTGTTCAACGTCTACAACCAGAAGATGAGCAAGCGCGGCGAGCCCGATCGGTGGGAGCCGTGCGCGCAGTACCTGCCGATGGTCGGCGGCCTGATCAAGAAGCTCTACGAGGGCGGCGAGATCACCTACGTCGACGCGGTCTGCGTCTATCAGGGCGACGTGTTCAAGTACCAGCGCGGCGACGAGCCGAAGATCCAGCACGAACCGAGGGGCGAGGGGTCATTCACCGACATCGTCGCGGTCTACTGCATCGTGAAGCTCAAGAACGGCGAGATCAAGCGCGAAGTCATGTTCCGCCAGGACATCGAGCGCGTGCGCGGCGCCAGCAAAAGCGGCCAGTCGGGCCCGTGGGTGACGTGGTTCGACCAGCAGGCCATCAAGAGCGTGATCAAGCGCATCTACAAGCAGCTGCCGCGCGCCGACGCGTTCGAGAGCATCGCCGACGCCGACAACCGCGCCAGCGGGTTCTCCAGCATGGCCGGCGAGGCCATCACAACCGACCTGTCCGCGCGCCAACCGGCCGCGCCGCCGGCGCTCACCGCGTCGCAGCCGGATCCGATCGACTTTCCAGTGACCCAGGAGCGCCAGGCCCAGCAGGCCGGCGGGCCGATGGGCGACGATCCGCCGCCGGAGAACCCGGCGGCCGCGCCGTTCCCGCCGCAGCCCCGCGCGCGCCCCAAGAAGGATGCCCCGGCGCCGGCCGCGCAGCAGCAGCTCGGCTCGCTCGATGCGCCGCTGGAGCGCACGCTGGCGCAGCTGCTGCAGGATCTGGAGAAGGCGGCCGACGCGGACGCCGGCAGCTACGTGCTTGATGTCGCGCGCCACTTGAACGAGCAGGACTACAGCGTCCTGGTCGCGGCCTACCGCGAGCGCTTCGGCGAGGGCTGACCCTTTCGGCCGACACCAGCCGCGCGGACATACCCTCCTCCCATCGTCCGACGTTCCCGCGCGGCGCCCTGACGGGCAGGCCACTTTCTTCCCCACCACCGCCCATGTCAACCAACGAAGACGGCAAGCAAAGGTGCCGCCTGCTCAAGGTCAGGCGGCACATGATTGATCGCTGCACAAAACCGAACCACCCGTCTTACGGCGACTACGGTGGCCGCGGAATCGTGGTGTGCCGGCGCTGGCTTGAAAGCGCGCAGGCCCTCATCGACGATATGGGCCCGCGACCGCCGGGTGGAACGCTTGAGCGCATGGACAACGCCAAGGGGTACGGGCCCGAGAACTGCCGGTGGGCCACAAGGGCCGAGCAGGTGCGCAACCGGCGCAACAACATTGTTGTCATCGTCGACGGACTTCGGATGGTGCTTATGGACGCGTGCGCGTTGCGCGGCGTGAACTACGACACCATCTGGAACCGAATCCGCAAGGGCATGGATCCGCTCCAGGCGCTTGCAAAACCAGTTCAGCGATATACCCGCTCGCTGGGCTCCACCACCCCAAGAAAGGACCGCAGTCATGTTTGAGCTGAAAGAAACCACGAGGGCGAAGCTGCACGACGTGATCGTGCTGTCGAGCAAGAACCGCAAGCCCGAGGACAACCCGGGCGCGAAGCTGCCGATCGCGCTCACGCTGCCCAACAGCGTCCTCGACGTGTTCGCCGCCGGCCTGCGCGCCATGCTGTTCGACAAGGCCGCCGCCGGCTCGCAGGAGCAGCTGCAGGGCGTGGACGCGGTCAGCGATCTGCCGGCGCTGTCGGCCATCGGCGCGAAGATCGGCGCCTTCCCCTGGAAGCTGGAGCTGACGGGCTACTGCCTGACGTTCATCTTCGGCACCGGCCGCAAGGCCAGCAACATCGAGATCCAGGACTGCGCGCTGTCGGGCTTCCGGTTCACCGCGAAGGAAGGCGGCTCGGTCGACGTCAAGTTCAACGTCGAGAGCGAGCACGTGACGGCCGAGCAGTTCGGCCGCCTGGCGATGCTCAAGTCGCGCGAGGTCGAGATCACCCTGGCCGCGCCCGAGCTGCGGCAGGAAGATCTGGCCGGCCAGTGATGCCGGCCGGCCCCAATCAGGGCGTGCAGGAGCGCGCCGCCGGCGCCTTCTTCTTGGCCGCCACGCGCGGCGCCACCGGCAGCGCGTCGCAAGCGGCGGGAGCTGCGGCCGGCACGGGCACCGGCACCTGTACCACGATCGGCGCCGGCGGGATGTAGTTCACCGGCGCCTGCGCCACCGGCGCGGCCGGCACGTGGGCCTTCCAGGCGGCCAGGACGCGCTCCAGGCACTCCAGCTCGGTGCGCGTGCTCGACGTGGCGTAGGTGAACAGGAACCCGCCCAGCACCTGCAGGTAGAAGCTGTCGCCCTTCGGGCACAGGCCCGACGGCAGCGGCGTCGCAGTGGCGCCTGTGGCCAGGGCGTAGGTGTTGCCCTGCTGAATCGAGCTGCTGCCGCCGGTGCCGGATCCGCCCGAGGCGTAGCCGCCGGCGCCGCCGTAGCCGATGCCACCCGCGCCACCTGCACCACCTGCAGCCGTCGGGTTGACGGCCAGGCTCAAGTCGATGGCCGACGAGGCGCCGGCGCTGGCCTTGGAGCCGGCCACCGCGCCGGCGGCGCTGGAGCTGGTCGACGTCGGCGCGGGCGCCGGGTCTGGGGTCGGCGTGCCGGTGGCGTGCGCCAGGGCCGGCAGCAGCGCCAGCAGCAGGAGAGAGTGCTTCATGGGGATCCCTTCGTGGTCAACGCGTCGTAGGCCCGCTCGCAGGCCTGGCCGGCGGTGCGGGATTGGTCGGCGTGATCAGCCAGGAGTCGAACACGGTCGACGCATTGGCCGAGCACGTCGGAGAGCATTCTGACGGCAGGGCCGGCTGTCGCGCCACCACCGGAAGCGGGGGGATCTGCGGGCCTGGCGCCGGCCTCGACAGCGGCGAGCCGTGCGCGCAAGCGGTCAGCAGCTGCGGCAGCAGCACCAGCAGCAGCGCGATCGCGCCGGCCTTGAAGGGTTGCAGCATCGGCGGCCTCTTGGACGGTCTTGAACCGGCGCGCGGTCTCGCGCTCGGATTCTGCGGCGGACGCGGCGCGCTCGGCGGCGGCGGCGGTCTGCGCCTGGTCGAAGGCGGCGCGCGCTTCGATCGCGCGCCAGCGGTGGAACCCGCCCCAGGCCGTGAGCGCAGCGAGCGCCCAGGCCCAGAGTGGGATGCCGCCCAACAGCTTGAGGGCGGCCAGCACGTCAGCCGCGCGTGCGCGACTTGATCTCGCGCGCCCAGGCTTCCAGCTTGGCCGGGTCGCGCTTGAGCAGGTAGCGATAGCCGGCGGCGCCGACGAACAGGCCGCCAGCGAAGCCCAGGCCGAGGGTGATCAGATCCACGGGGTTCTCCTTCGGGCCGTCAGGCCCATCCTTGTTGCCGCTGGCGCAGTCGCCAGCGGATCACGTTGACGCCGGCGTAGACGACGACGCCGGCCGCGATGTAGGGCAGCGGCACGCCGACGAAGTCGGACACCTGCTGCGCGAAGCTCTTGATGGTGGCCACCAGGCCCGAGGCCTGACCCAGCTGGTCGGCCAGCGGCGCGACAGCCAGCGCAGCGCCGCCGACGGTGGCCGCAGCGCCGTCGCGGACCATCGGGCTCTTGGCCATTGTGGACTCGGGCTCGACCGCCTGCGGCATCCGCGGCTGCGGGCCGTCGGCGTCCGGCGTCAGGTAGAGCGTGGCCTCACGCCCGCGGCGCAGGGTCAGGCCCCGCAACTCGGTGAGCACCCCGTCGACGCGCGCCTTGTTCCAGAGGCCGAAGGCCCGGGCCGCATCGTCGCGCCGGCCCTCTTTGTGGCACCGCAGCACGGTGGAGCGCGCGAAGGCCCCCAGCCCGATGTTGTAGGCTAGGGACGTCATCGCCCCCAGCTCGTTCGGCCTGGCGCCGTCGTCGCACAGGGCCTCGACGCGGGCCGCATACCTGCGCAGCTGCTGCATGAACCGGGCGTCGGCCTGGTCCTCGGTCCAGCGCATGTCCGGCGTGATGCCGACCGTTTCGCCCCAGCCGATTGTCCAGACCCCGGCGCTGCACTGATAGGCTGCCAGGCGGCAATCCTCGGAGCGCGCGATCAGCTCGACGGCCTCCCAGGGGATCCCGTAGTCCCAGCCGCGAGCCTGCAGCCTGGCGATCTGCGCGTCGACCCTGGAGCTCACGGCGACCCCCGGCCGCCGGCCACGTGGCGCAGCTGATCGACGCGCAGCGCGACCGGCTCGGCCGCGCCCTTGCGGGTGTAGGTCGGCGCCTCGCGCCAGGCACTCCAGCCGCTCGCCAGCCACACCAGGAGGACCGCATTGCTGGCGATGTCGGCGGTGCTGGGCCAGCTGTAGAACGGCGGGGTGATCGGCTGCAGCGCCGAGGCCAGCGCCGCGGTGCCCATCAGGACGTAGATCGCCCGGAAGATGGTCTTGGTGTCCTTGCGCATCACGCCGACGCGGCAAAAGCACACGAAGACGATGCCGGCGCACACCAGGGCGTTCACGGCGGCAGTCAGGAGCAGGGTCTCGTAGCTCATTGCTGGCCTCCGGCCTTCCTCTGGGCGATGGATTCGACGGTGCGCTTGCCCAGGTCCAGCGCCCATCGGAACACTGCCGGCCAGTCGTGGCCGATCCCGCCGATCACGGCGGCCACCGGCCCAAGCAGCCAGCGGTCATCGAACTCCAGCCAGCGCCCGAGCATGAGAGCGATCGGAACGGTGGCCAGCAGCGCCAGGCTCACGTGCAGGAACATGTGCCGCGCGGTGGCCAGCCTGGTCTCGGTCTCGCGCCGGCTGGCGCTCCAGGCGCTGCCCATCACGGCGCCCAGCAGGATCACCACGTAGGGGCCGACGATCGCCGCGGATCCGGGCCCCAGGAGCGCCGTGATCAGGGCGATCGCCAGGGTGACGACATCGAGGGGTGCGGCTGGTGGTGGTGCGCTCATCGCGGGCTATTTCCAGGTGGGGAAGTGGATTCTGGCTAGGTCGGCCGCTTCTTGCAGCTCACGCGCGACGATGCGCTGCAGCTGGTCCAGGGGCACGCGCTGCGGCCAGGTGTAGTCGCGCAGCAGCTGGCGCGGCCGGACGTCGGTCGACGCGTCGGACACCAGCTGCGCGCAGACTGCCCGCCACTCACGATTCGCCATCGTCGTCGTCCTGCCCGGCCATCGCTAGGGCGCCGGCGCCCGCGGTCAGGGCTGCCACGGACCACACGGCGCCGCCTGGCGCCAGCGTACCGTCGTCGGCGCGAGACCGACCCGTGGTGACATTGATGTCGTCGAGGACGTTGACGTCGATCTGCCGCAGCGCTCGGGCGATGTTGGTGCCGATGCTCGGCACGTTCATCCTCGGGTTGCTGCGGTCAAGCTCGCCGCCGTGGACGAGGATGGCCGCGCCGGCATTGGCCTCGCTGATCGCGCGATAGACCGCCCGCAGGCCTCCGGTGCCCTTGAGCTTGCCCTCCAGCGCCGTCGGGATCGGCACGTAGGCCACAGGCTTGAGCTGGGCATCCATCAGCAGCATCCCGGGCCGGCTTCCCGCGGCCTGGTAGTAGCGCAGCGCTGCCGCCTTGGCCTTGCGCGGCTCGTTGATGCTGTGCCCCTTGCCCTCCGCAGCCGGCACGAGCTCGCGCTCAATGACGGGGACGTCGGCTGCCGCGCCGGGCGCCGGGATGTTGCCGCTGTCGCGCGAATACTTGCTGCCGCCGGCGAAGGCGTAGCGGTCGCCAGCGATGGCCGCGATCCCCTCGACCTCGATGCCCGTTCCGTCGAACACTCGGCGGATGTTCTGCTCCATGCTCTCGTCGGCCCCGGACAGCTCGGCGGTGCCGCTCGGGTGGTTGTGCGACAGCCAGAGCTTTGCGGCTCCGGGCACGCGCACCGCTTCCGCGACCAGCGTGGCCGGGTAGACCGCCACCTGCGACAGCGCGCCCTTGAATCCGCCGATCACGGCCAGCGGCTTGCCCTGGGCGTCGGTCACGATCCCGTCCAGGCGCTCGACCGCCGACTTGTAAAGGTGTCGCGTGGCCGCGGCCAGGTCGGCCGGCGTCTTGATGGTCGCGGCGCCCAGCTTGCGCCGGGTCTCGGTGCCGACGATCGTGCGCTCCTGGTAGTCCCCGGGCAGCGCCTCGGTGTCGGTCGGCGTTTCGCGCCGGACAGGCCGCAGCGCGCCGCGGCGCGGCGCCGGAGACTCGACGGGGTTGCCGAACAGGTCGGTGTTGTAGGCCGCGCGGTCCTCGCGCACGATGCTCGGGTCGGCCGGGTTGAAGGCGCCACTGTTGCCCGTGGCGCTCTTGATCTGCTCGGGCTTGAAGGCGATCCAGGCCTTCTGCTCGTCGATGTAGATGCCGTCGTGCCCGAGGCCGCGCGCAAAGGCGCCGATCTCCGGCCCAATGTCGTCGTCCGCCACCACGCGCCCGTTGAGCTGCGCCTCAAACTTGCGCACAAGCTCGGTGCTGCCGATGGGGTTCTGCAGGGACAGGTAGACGGGGTAGACGTGGCCGCCCTGGTGTTCGCTGGCCGGGTGGTAGCCCCCGCCCTCGCGCCGGTAGGCGCCAGCAAAGCTGTCCGCCTGCCTTGGATTGGTGGCGAAGTAGGCGCCCGGCCCGTAAGACGTATCGCGGCCCTTGCCGCCGGTCTTGAAGACCTCGAACCCCTGGTCCGTGATGCGATAGTCGGGCCCGAGCACATAGCGGGTGCCGTGGTAGACCACCTGCGGCTTGCCCTGCGCGTCGACCACCTTGCTGTTGCCGAACCACCGCCGGAACTTGAGCGTCTCGGTGATGCGCGTCCGGTAGGACGCTCGGGGCTCGAACAGCGAGCCCTGGCCAGCTGCGGCCGCCAGATCCGCCGCGCTGTTGCTGCCGGTGAGCGTGAACTCGTCGCGCTGGGCGTCGGCCGCGGCCTTGTCGGCCAGGCGCTTCTGCTCGGCCGCGTCGGCCTTCTCGACGCCGGCGGCGCGGTCTGCAGCGGCTTGCAGGCCCTCGCGCGTGGGCGGGGTCAGCAGCGGATCCGGCTCGCGCAGCTCGGTCGCCGGGTTGGCGTCGCGCCACTCGGACGCGGCGCGCAGGAAGCCGTCCATGTCGGCCGCCGCGAAGGCGTCGACGCTGTCGTGGCCCGCGGCGCGCGCGCGCTGCTCCAGATAGACCTTCTGACGGTCCAGGTCGTCGGCCAGGTTGCCGGCGCGATACTCGGCGCGCGGCTCGCCCAGCAGCGTGGCCTGGCGCGGATCCCCGGCGCTGTCGACCGCGCGGACCATGCCGTCGATCCACTCCGAGATCCGCCGCGGCGCCCGGCTGTCGATCTCCAGCTGGCGCATGAAGTCGGCCACGCGGGGCGACGCGTTGCCGCCGATCAGGGTCTGGGCGTCCAGTTTCAGGTAGTCGTCGACCTTCTGGCCGGCCTCGCGCGCCACCGAGAAGCGGCGCACCGCCTCGGCCAGGTCGCGGATGAATGACGCGTCGCCGCGCGCGCCGGCGGCCGACAGCTCGGCCAGCTTGGCCACCTTGGGCGCCGCGCGCAGCAGGCCGCCCAGGACGTTCTTGATGTTGCCGTCGGTGGACTCGGCCAGGCGCGCCACCAGGTCGGGGTCGTCGTAGGCCTTGGAGAAAACGGCGTGGCGGATCCGGTTCACGCCGGACTGCGACAGGCCGCCGTCGGCGGTCATCAGGCGCCCGCGGTCGGCGGCCGACGCGACCGTGAGCATGAACTCGCGGATGAAGTCGGTGGATCGGTACAGGTTGATCGTGCCGTCGTCGTTGGCCTCCAGGCCCTCCAGGTCCGGCAGGTTGCGCGCGTCCACCTTCGCCTGCTCGGCGTCGCTCATGGTGGCCACCGCCGCCTCGTTGGCCTGGCGCGCGAAGTCGGCGCGGTCCACGTCGGCGGTGCGCTCGCGCACCAGCATCGGCCGCTTGGCCCCAGCCACCTGCTCGGGTGTCAGGCCGAAGCGCTGGGCATTCTCGGCCAGCCATGCCTTGTAGGCGTCGGTCTTGCCCATGCCGTAGGCGCGGCGCAGGGCGATCGTGCGGGCGTTGCCGCTCTCCACCAAGCCATCGGGCCCAATGATCGGCGCGCCGTCGGCGGCCTTCGGACTGTCGGCCAGCAGCTCGGGCTGGATGTCGTTGGCGATGCGCGCGATCTGCGCCTCGCTGGAGGCGCGCGTGCGGTCACGCGGCTGCAGCTCGGGCGGGAAGGCGGGATTGACCTTTAGGTCGTTGTCGTGCGACGTGATCAGGTCGTCGATCTCGACCAGGCGGTAGCGCACCGGCACGCGCAGGCCGCGCTCGGTCACGACACTCGTCTGGGATCCGCTCGGGCCGGGCAGCGCCGGCCGGGGAACTACGGCGTCTGCCGGTTCTCCCGCGCCGCCTCGTTCAGGGCGTCCGCGATCTCCTGGGCCCACCCCCGGCGTCCCACCGGCTGCTGCGCGGGGGGCGGGTTGGGGCTTGGCGAGGAAGCCGGCAAGGGTTTCGGCGTCGATCCGACCCTCGCGGAATGCTTCTTGAGCAGCGGCTTCGAGTTTTTCACGGAGCCCATTATCCGCCACCACCGGCAGATCGCGCAACTCGACCGCCGCAGCGTTGCCTTTGCCCCGGGCGTTGTCGATGAATGAGAACTCGATGCGTAGATCGTGTCGGTAGCGGTCGGCCAGGCTGCGGATCACGCGCGAGGCGCCGACGTGCGTCTCTACGAAGACCTCGATCGGAACCGTGCGGCCGGTGCCGAAGTCTCGCTTCTGGCGCATCGTCCGCTCCATCGCCTGCTGGAAAGCGTCCTCCGGGTTGGCGTAGACGTAGGCCACCGTGACCTCGCGCCCGGCGGTCATGGCCTGCTCAATCTTCATGATCGAGCTGCCCAGCTTGTCCATGTTGGTGTCGTAGACCAGCTCGGTGTTGCCCACCTTCTTCTTGAGCACGCCGTCGACGGCGGTCGACTTGCCCGCGCCGGCGCCGCCGCCCGTGAACATCACGCGCCGGTCCTTGCCTTCCGGTGTCGGGCCGGCCAGGCGCTCGGCATACAGGCGCTTTATGAAGGCGCTGGCCGGCTCGTGGACTTCTGCCGCTCTCGTGCGGTTTTTCAGGTAGTCGGAACTGAGTTCGCGGGCAATGTCGGTGTTGAGCACCTGGCCGCCCTTGGCGTCCTCGAGCTCGCCATACTCCTCGACCGCGCGCGAGTAGTCCGTGCGCAGCCTGTCGCTGAGTGCGTCGGTCATCGGGTTGCCGGTGGGCGCGGTGGCCTTCTCGAACTCCCGCATGGCCGCGGCCACGTGGGTCTCTCCGGCCTCTCGGTTCAGGCGCTCAGTCTCGGCGCGGGCCGCGTCTACTTCCGGCCCTGCGGGCGCAGCAGCTTCTGCGGCGGGTTGTTGCCCGGCGCTTTCGCCTTGCTGATTGCCTTCTTCGCTTCCACCCTGGCGCGGTAGTCCTTCGCCGCCGCCATCAGCGCCGCCGGTGTTGGTCGCATCGTTCTTCCTTTCGAGGATCTGGTCGACCGCGCGAGCAAAAGCGGTCGGTTGCTTGGCGTGTTGCGTGGCGGCGCGCTGCACCGCCTCGGGGTCGATCTGCATGGCGCGATCGACGCGCAGGGCGTCGGCGCCGGCCTGCTCGCCGAAGCGGTGGGCCTTGAGCCAGTCGCGGATCTCGGGGGCGTCGAGCTCGGCGTCGGCCAGCTCGCGCGCCTGGCCGGCCGGCACCGGATCCGGGCCCTCGATGACCTCGGGCACCGGGATGCGCGGCGCGCGGTCCTCGATGACCTCGGGCGTGGGCAGCTTGGGGATGTCGGGCGCGCGGCCCAGCAGCTGCTTGCGCGGCGCGGGCGAGGCGCCGCCGGATCCCCCATCCGGGGGGAACAGCTTGCCCTGGCCGGGCGGTGAGCTGGGGCCCGACGGGCCGCTGCCGCGCGGCGCCGGCGGCGCTGCTGGCGGGGTGGCCGGCGGCTCGAAGACGCCGGGCTTGATCTCGCCGCCGCGCGCGGGCTGGGCGGCAGGCACCGCCTCGTCGACGCGCTTGCGCAGGCCGCGCGATCGCAGCATCCGGCCCACTTGCACCATGACCTCGCGCGCCGGCACCGGCAGGCCGGTAACGCCGTACGTCACCAGGTTGTCCCACAGGTTGCGCAGCGCGCTGGCGGTGTTGGAGAAGTTGACCGAGCCCGGCGGCGCCGTGTAGACGTCGGCGGTTAGGTCGTTCAGGTCGCGCAGGATCTCGGCGCCCTTCTTGCCGAACACCAGGTCGAGCTTGCCCTCGCGGTCGAGCGTGCGGATCACGCGATCCATGCCGGCGGTCGACACCACTTTCTGCCCGCGCTCGTTGCGGGCGGTGTTGCGCAGCGCCGCGTCGCGGATCTCGGCGATGGTCTGCCCCTGCAGCTCGCGCCAGGCCTGCTGCCCGTCCAGGCCGGCGCCGCGCAGCGTGTCGCGCAGCTTCGTGATCTCCTCGACGGAGCCGTCCTTGATCGTGCGCTTGTGGACATCCTCCAGCGCCACGCGGCGCTCATCGGTGCCGCGCTTGGTGGTGATCAGATCCGCGACGATCTTCCGATTCTTGAACTCCTCGGCATAGGCCGCGTACTTGGCCCGGGCCGATCGGTAGATGTCGCCGCCGGCGGCATCCGTCGCCTTGTCGATCGACTGCTTGATCTCGTTGGCAAAGTGGGCATTGGTGGCGTCCTTGCGGCCGCCGACCCCGACGGTCTTGCGCAGCTCCTCCAGGGCGTCCACCGACAGGCGGCCAGGCTCCAGGCTGCCGTCCTCGGCCCGCTTGGCGCCACCGAGGCGGATCAGCTCGGCCTCGGCGGTCTTGATCACGCCCGCGTTGGTGGCCGACGGCGCGATGTCGCGCAGCTTCGTGACCAGGGCGGTGGTGTCCACCTCCTCGGCCATCTGTCCGGCCTCGCGCGCGCGCTGGTATTCGGCGTCGACCTCGCCCTTGACCTCGGCGGCGCGCTTGGCCACCGCTTCGACCACGCGCTTGCCGGCGCCACGGACGTCGGGCATTTCCGCGCCGGTCAGCTCGAACAGGGCGTCCAGGTTGGCGGTGACGCGCTCGTTCTGGTCGGCGTAGGTCTTGCGCAGCTTCTCGCCGGTCTTGCCGTCCTTGGCGGTCTCGCGCTCGAATTGCTGCTGTTCGAAGTCGCGGCTGGCCTGGCCCTTCGTGAGCTCGATGCCCACCGGCAGGTTGCGCGCGCGCTCGCGGCGCTGGGTCTCGACGTCGGCGCCGGCGGCGCCGGCGCTTCCCGGCGGCGCATCGGCGCCTGGCGCAGCTGGGGCCGGTGCTCCAGCGCGCGGCGCGCGCCCCTTGCCACGCGTGGCGATCGCGGTGGCGCCGGCCGCCAGCGCAGCGCCCAGGCCGCCGGACACGGCCGGCTCGGCCTCGCGGCGCAGATCCTGGAAGGCCTCGCCCTCGGGCAGCGCCGCATTCTCGGCCGCGGCCACGCCGATGTCGGCGCCCGCGCCCAGCGCGCCGCCGGTGACGGCTGCGCCCGTGACCGCGCCGGTGCGCGCGCCGCCGGGCAGCACCTTGGCCAGGCCCTTCTCCAGCACGCGGCCGACCGTGCCGCCGGCCTTGACCGGCAGCAGGTTGGCGGCCACGTTGGCGACGCCGGACACGACGCCGGCTTTCGCCGCCTCGGTGCCGCTGCCGCCGCGCTGTGTCACGTCGGCCGCGCGCTCGATGCCTCGCTGCGCGCCGAAACCGCCCACGACCTCGTTGGCCATCCCGAGCACGCCGCCGGTGACTGCGCCGGGGGTGCTGAACTCCTCGCCCGCCTTCGGGTTGTAGACGTCGCGCATCGACGCGGCCATCTGGTCGTTCGCCGCGAACACCCGGTCCTGCGCGTCCTGCACCTGGCGCGCCATGTCCGACTGCAGGCCGAAGATGGGGGCCAGGGTGTCGGCCAGTTGGGCCACGCCCTTGACTTGCTCCAGCAGGCCAGCGCCGGCCAGGCCGATCGTGCGGACCACCGGGGTCGCGCTCGCGCCGAACGTGCGCGCGGCCGACTCGACGAAGCCTACTTCCCGCGGGGCCGGCGGCGCCGCCTCCGTGGAAACCACGTCCCACTCACCCGGCGGCGGGCCCTGGCGGCCAGCTGGCGCACCGGCGCCGGCGGCAGCCTGGGGAGCTCGAGGGGCCTGCGCCGGCTGCGATCCGGTGGTCCCTCCCAGGGCCGTCGCCGCCGGCGTGGTGCGCTGGGCAGGCTGCGCCGGCCGCGGGGGCTGGCTGCTGTCGATCGGATCCCAGGGGCCGGCCATTACTTCTTCCCCTGGTCGGTCACTTGCACCGGGCGGCCATTCTGCAGGGTCCAGCGCTGGCCGTTGCCGAAGGTCACCACGACGCCCTCCTTGAGCTGCGCCAGCGCGGACTGCGGCAGGCCTGGCGCGTCGGGATCATCCGCGGACGTGACCACGTTCTCGGGGTTCAGCGAGTACCGCTGCGCCATGTCCTTGTAGCGCTTGTCGACCTCGTCCTGGGCCCGGCGCTGCTGGCCGTAGACCTTGCGCGCCTCGCTCGTGATCTCGCCGCGCTGCTTGTCGTTCAGCAGGGTGCCGCTCATCGCGCGGTTGTACATGTTGCGGACACGGTCGGGGATGCCGGCCGCGTTCTGGGCGGTCGCAAACTCACCCTCGCGGACCACGCTGTTCGGGTCAAGCATCCGCATGTACGCAAAGATCAGCGCGATATCGGCCGCCGCCGTCTGGTCGGGGCCGCCCTTCTGTTCCTTGGCTGCCGCCAGCACCTTGCCGTAGGCGTCGCGTACCGTGGTGAAGGTCTTGGTCTGCGCGTTCCACTCGTCGCGCAGCTTGTTCTCGGCCTCGAACTGGTCTTTGGGGCTGTCCATCTGCCCCTTCGCAGCCTTGCCGCCCCCGAGCACGCCGCGCCGGCGCTGCTCGCGCGCCTCCTCGGGGGTGATCAGGCCGGCCTTCTCGGCCGCCGCCAGGCGCCGCTCCTGCGCCGCCACGTTGCGCTCCTCGGCCGTCGGGCCACCCTCGCCGCCGGGCTGCTTCGGCGGTAGCGTCTTGGCCAGGCGCTGCTCGCGGATGATGTTGCCGCTGGCGTCGGTCTCGCGCTCGACGATATGGCCGCCCAGGTCGAAGCGCTCGCGCGAGATTTGCTTCTTCGGCGGGGCGACGCCCATCATGCCCAGGGCCTCGAGAAACTGGTCGGCGGTGGCCTTGCCCTCGGTGGCGCTGCCCAGCGCCTTCGAGACCTCGGGGCGATTCACGAAGCTCGCCAGCGTGGCCAGCTGGCCCACGCGGTTCATCGCGGCCTCGACGTTGACGGTCGCGGGCACCGCCTCGGGGTCGTTGGCGTAGGATCCCCGGCCTTTGGTTAGCGGCGCTGGGTACGTGCCGATCGACCCATCCTCGCGCTTGACCTTGACCTCAAGGATCGCCAGCACCTGCTGCGGATCCTGCGGGTGCGGGAGCAGCCGCACAATGCGCTTGCCGATGATCTCAGAGCCGTCGCGGCCTGGCGAGCCCACGCCCACGCGCAGCTCGGGCTCAAGAATCACGTTTGCGGCGTTCAAAATTAGGTCTTGATTGCCGGTTTGCATCCCGGCCTCGAAATCCAGCGCCGCCTGCTCAATTGGGGACGCGGGGCCCTGCGGGTCGGAACGCAGAAAATCAGTCATCGGCCGGCGCGCCTGCACCACGATCGACTTGTAGAGCTGGTCGGGCGTCAGGTCGCCGAGCGACAGCTGGCCAGCCTCGACGCGCGACCAGGTCTCGGCCGCTTCCTTGCGCGTGGTGTCGACGTCGGGCTGGTAGAAGCTCCGGCGGGCCGCCGCGCGGCGCTCGCGGACCTCGCGCGCGCGGCTGGTGTACTTGCCGCGGACGTCCTCCGGCACCTTGTCGTAGCCACCGTACTGCGACCAGAGGGTTGCGCCCTCGGTGTTCAGGTCGTTGGCCTCCTTGTCCAGAATGGCCAGCTCGTCGAGGCGCTTCTGGCGCGCGTCGGCGTCGGCCTGGCGCTTGTCCTGGGCCGCCGTGCGCTCGTCGTTCTTCGCGTCGCGCGTGCGCTGGTAGGTGCGCTGCTCGAGCGCATCGGCGCGTGCGGTCGACTCGGCCGACCGGCGCTCCTCGTCGAGCTTGGCCTGGCGGGCCAGGCCCATGCCGGACTCGATCCCGGCGGCAGCTGCGGAGTAGGGGTCGCGCGCCATGTCAGTCGAACAGGTCGGCGCCGAGACCGCCGACCACGCCGCCGATCATCGCGCCGACGGGCCCGCCGAAGGCGAAGCCGGCCATCGCGCCGAGCGTGCTGCCGAGCTGCGCCTTGCCGGCGCGCTCCTGCTGCGCGAGCGCCTTGTTGTCGGCCTCGCGCTGCGCTTCCATGCTGGCCGCCTGATTGAGCGCCCCCAGCGCCTCGCGCTGCTGCCCCTGGCCGAAGTCGGCCAGGCCGCCACCGATGCCGTAGCCCATGTGTCAGCTCCCTTGAATCTGCGGCGCGGGGTTGCCCAGCAGCGCCTGCTGCCGGTCCTGCACGCGCTCGGTGGTGAGATTGGCCGCGCTGACGTCGGCCAGGCTGCGGGCCAGGCCGGTCGAGCGATCGACGGCGCGCTGCTCGTCGGCCTGCAGCTCCACGCCCAGGCCGCGCAGCTGGCGCTGCTGGATCCCCTGCTGGGCATCGAAGCTCTGCGCGACCGTGGTGCGCGCGTTCATGACCGCGTCGTTCACCACGTTCTCGTCGGTCGCGTACCGGATCAGCTCGTTCTCGATCGGCACGTAGTTGCGCAGGTAGTCGTCCCACTGCTGCCGCGTCAGGCTGGCGAAAGTCTGCTGCGCGTAGTTGCGGGGCCGGCCGAGGGATCCGGGCGCGACCGTGCCGCCGGTGTTGCCGTAGGCGTTGGGGGTTGGCGCGCGCGGCGCCTGGGGTAGTCCGAGAGGCATCAGATGAACCCTCCGATGTCCTGGTTGCCGTAGGCCAGGCCGGTGCCGAAGCCCGAGCCGCCGAGATCCGTCTGCGAAAACTTCGCCTGCATCTGGTCGCCCGCGCCCTTGAACCCGCCGGCCAGGCCGAAGCCGGCCACCTGGCCGACCAGCTGCGCGCGGCCGGCGCGCTGCGCCAGCGCGATCTCGGCATCCTGCTGCGCCTGCTGCGCCGAGCGCCTGGCCACGGCGCCCATGCCATCGACGGCCTGGCTGGATTGGCCGCGGCCCATCGCCGCGATGCGCCCGAGGCCCTGCACGTAGGCGTCGCTGATGGCCTCGTCGCTGGCCACCATCGACATGCCGCGCGCGGCGGCCTGGTCGGTGTTCAGGCCGGTGACGGCCGTCTTGAACTTGCCCGAGCTGGGCGCTGCGCCGCTGCCGGTCAGGGCAGCCTCGAGCTTGTCGCCCGCCTGCGAGAACCGAACCTCGTTGTCAGTGGTCGCTTTGCCGGCGGCCAACCGGCGCGCTTGGCTGCCTTGGGCGCCATCGGCGCGCACTTGGTCGCGCAGCTTCGTGACCAGAGGCGCCCACCGCTTGCGGTAGTCCTGCAGCCTGGCCATCGAGATCTCGGCCAGAGCGATCTCCTGCGGTGTTTCGCGGCGCTCTTGCGACTTGCCCATCGACGTGCCTCACGTAGTCCTCACCGCGCTTTGACCATGCGGGGCCCAGCAGTCGCTCCCAGCCCCGTCGTGCGGGCCAGAAGCTCATGGTATGAGCCCCAATGTCGTGCGCGATGGCCACAAGGGCCGATTCGGCGGCCTGGAACGCGCCGGGGCGGAAGCCGGCGGCCAAGCGTATCCTCAGATCGTACCGGCTCCCGTCGCTGGTCTTCAATTCCACGATGACCAGGCCGAAGGGGTGGGTCAGGCACAAGGCCCGTCCCGCCGCGCATTGTGCTGCAACTTCGCGCACGTCTGCAATGCTGCAGTGGCCCGGGTCCACCAGCTGCCGGACCAGGAAGGCCTCGAGCTGGGGGCTCCAGTCGGCGAACTCAAACGGCGTGCCGGCGATCACGAGTCCGGGAATGCGGCGGTTGGGACCGTGAACCCGGCGGCCGTGTACCTGGCGACGCCCTTGGTGATGCGCAGATCGTCGAGGTGGCCATTGAGCTGCTGATACCCACCGCCGATGCGTATGGCAGCGTTGCTGTTGGAGCAGGCCACCGACGTCCCGGTTGCCACCATGACAGCATCCCGGTAAACCCGCGTGGAACTGCCATTGACCACCAGGGCGATGTGATACCAGGTATTCAGGTTGGGGTTGTCGGTCGTCACAAAGACGTTGCTGTTGTTCGCTCTCCAGACCCAGCGCGAAGCATCGAAGTGCAGGCTGGTATTCCCGTCCTCGGTGTAGAAAATGCCGAAGTTGTCCGGGCCGGTCAGCCGCAAGAAGAACTCAAGCGTCAGATTGCCCGACCCGAACTCAAAGTCAGTCGACGCGGCGGCCGTGACGTAGTCGCCGGATCCATCGAACAGACCGGACGCAGTACCGAAGCGCTGCTGCGCCGTGTCCAGCTGGGCATTGCCGACCGCCGTCAGGGTCTTGGCCGATGCGCTGTTGTCGGTGAATGTCGTGGAGCCGTCGGCGCCATCGAAGTGCATCAAGAGCACCACGCTGGCGAAGTCGGGGTCAGTCGCGCCGCTCGGCCCCTTGCCGGCGGCCCCCATGCCGCCGGGCAGCGTGAAGAATCCACGCTGCAGCCTCCGCGGCGCCAGGCGCGACCGTCGATCGCGCAGCGCGGCGCGGATGTCGGTCGAGCGCAGGATCACGATGCTGTGTCCCCGCCCAGCACCCAGGTCGCGCCGCTGACGTTCTCGCTGACGTAGACCACGCACACGGCGTATTGCCCTGCCGAGGAGTTGTGCCCCTGGCGGTTGACCAGCACGCCGCCGGTCTCGACCACGAAGTCGATCGCGCCGGCGCCCATCTGCACCACCGTCAAGCTCACGCCCTTGGGCATGTTCGAGGGCAGCGTCAGGGTGATGGTCGCCGCGTTGTTCAGCTCCAGGATCGTGCCGCTGTCGGTCTCGGCCACCGTGTAGCTGGTGCCGGTCTGCTCCTGCACCAGCGCCTTGAAGCGCGAGAGCTCGTCGTCGTCGCCGACCACGATGCCCGTGCCCTCGATGAGCTTGCCGCTGGTGCCGTTGAACCGCGGCAGCGTGTTGTCGACCGAGGAAGCCGGGCCCACGACATCGCCGGATCCCGGCGGCACCGCGGTCCAGTAGGGCCCGATGCTGGCGTCGGTGGTCAGGAAGTCGCCCGGGCTGCCCGGCGGCAGCTCGACGAAGGCGCCGGCACCGATGTCGTA